GCCATAATTTCTCCTATATTAAATTATATTTTTTTAAGTTCTCATATAGTAAAGCAATTCTGTCATCATGAACAGTGCTTGGTTTTAAGTATTCTGCTTGATAAGCTTTAGCTTGAGTAGTTCCTAAATCTAATGGTTGTTGATTTAGATTTACACTTGGTGCTTGTCCTATAGATTGACCACTATCTATTACTGTAGCTCCTCCACTAAATGTCTCTATTACTTTTTCTATATTTTGTAATTTTTCTTCTAATGATTCTTCGTCATCTTTTTCTTTTTCTTTTTCTTTATCTTTTGTAGTAATAACTCCTTCATCTTTTTGATGAATTCTTTCAGCCTCTCTAGCATCACCACCTGTTTCTAATACTGCTTTTGTTGCTATATCAGTTTCTTTATCATCATCTTTTAATTCAGTTACTTCTGTATCTTTAACTTTAATTAATTCATCATCTTTATCATCAAAAACATTTTTTAAAGCTTTAGCTGGTTCATATAAAAAATCTAAATTTAATTCCATAATCCTCCAATAAAAGGAGGCCCGAAGGCCCCCTAAATTATTATTAAGCTATTGTAAATGTTCTTTGTAAGCCATTATCTTGAAGATAAGTCACAGAAGTTGTTATAGCTCCTGTATTACCATCGCCATCTGTACCAGTAAATACACCTACTACTTTAATATCAGAAGCTCCAACGTTTGCCATTAAACCTAAAGCTGCAGAAGATTGTGATGTTCTTCCTAAAGCTTTACAGTTTGCAGCAGCAGTGAATGCTGTAGCATTCGAAGCATTTCCAACTGAAAAAGTTGCAGCATTTGTATCATTTGATACTTCAGTAACATCTACATGCACAAATAAAATTTGTGAATTAGCTGGAATTACAGCAACATTTGTATTTGCTGTTGCTCCAGTAATTGTAACATCTTTACCTTGTGCCATTGTTACATAGCCAGTGTTTTTTACATTCGAGCCTAAAGTGCTACCAGTAGTTTCATTAATACTACCAGCTAATACCGGACCCGAAAATGTTGTTTTTCCCATAAGTCTATCCTCCTTTAAAAAATAGTCTGCTTTCGCAGTCGTTTGGGTTGTTACTAGGCGCCGAAGCGCCTAGTATTGATTAGTTATTACGCAGCTCCTTCGGAACCGTATACACCTCTCCAGTCAGTAAAACCGAAAGAATATCTTTCTCTAACTTTGTATCTTAAATTACCAGTTTCAAAATCGCCTTCTACAGCTTTTTTGATTGGTGATCTAAGGAAGTGTTTCATTCCATCTGGGCAATCAGTTAATATGAAGTATTGATCAGGGTCAGTAAATCTTTGATTTACTACAACACCTTCAGGGATCATACCCATATTTCTAAGTGCATTGATGTCATTATCAGCAGTTCCCGGTCTTAAATTAGACTTAAGGATTCTTTCTGCAATAAACACCAATTGAGGTGGAACCGCAAGTTTTCTTCCTGATAAAGCAACAGGTATACTTCTGTCATCAACAGCTGTTGAGATTTGAACTAAAAGTGTCTCTAAGGACGTTTCAGATAAATCTGCAGGTGTTGCTAATATGTTAGAAGCAGTACCGCCACCACCTAGTGGATGAGAACCATTTAATAATGCTACTCCGTCTCCACCAACCGATGTGCCAGTTGCGTTATTGAAAACATTTGCGCCTTTTATTTCTTTTGTTTGTTGCATTGATCTTGCTAGTGCTCTTGCGTATTTAGCGCCTAGAGAACCGTACAAGCCATCTTCTTCAGCTTCTTCAGTTATTGCGAATGCTAAAGCGACAGTTTCATGCACATACCTAGAAACAAAGCCTTCTCGACCAGAATCATAATTGATCATAGCCCCTTCAGCTTTTGTTGGTGCAGCTCCGAAGCCGATCATTTGTACATCTTCTTCGAATGCTTTCATTGATTGCTCTGTAGAATATAAAGCTCTCCATTGTTCTGGATATCTATCATATTCCATACCAAACACGGTATTTAAACCTAGATTGAGCTGTTTGGTAAAAAGTGCTCTATTTAAAGCCATTTTTTAACTCCTATTGTTAAGGTTAAATACCAGCTTGACGAGTACCATATAGAGATAGATTAATTACTACTTCTACATCAGCATCAGCGCCAACTGCATTTTTAGGATAATCAATTAAACGAAGGATTCTCAATGATTTTGCAGTTGCTGCAAGAGTTGAGATATCCAATTCGTCAGTTGAATGTCCGTAGGTTGAATTAAAAGTTCCAATAGTAATATTTGCTAATTCGCCAACATTTGCGTTTGCGAAAGTTCCATTACATTGAATCTTATATGTTATATTTGGATCATCATACACATATGCTTTAATCGGGTCACCCGATTTAGCAGTTGTTGCATTGTTCCAAACTTTCTTAAATTTAACATCGCCTGTGTCATTCTCGATGTATTCAACACCATAAAAAACTCCGAGCACTACTCCGCCCGCTGTTCCTCTGATAATTGTACCATCGGTATGAAGTGCAACGATATCGCCACTTGCAAGATTAGCTGCATAGCTGTTTGCAATAGCATATTCATTAGCACGAATAACACCGCCTGTTAAATGTCTTAACGGTGTAAAACCGTTAGGTGCATCTACGTTTGCCATAGTTATTTGTCTCCATAGTTAGTTTGTTACTCTTTAAAGCCGCCTCTAGTAACAGAACTTTTATAAGACCTTTGTATGGGTTGTCCGGGTGATTCTACTCTATTCATATCTTGAGCAACTGAAGTCATTAAACTTTCAGTCATTTTTGCGTAATATTCATTACGTTCATTTACCATTTCTTCTGGCATTTCACAGAGTACCATTCCTTCTATACCTATATATCCCGCAAATTTGCCATGTTCTATCGTAGGAAAATGTTGGCCATCTTTGACAGTTTTAATGTCTCTTGGTTGCCAACCTTCTCTCAATCGTTTAGCTACATTTGTCGGCGTTTCCTGTCCCAAGACCATAGTGGCAATCCATCTTTGTTTCATGCCAGGTCTTGCTTCAGGCGCTTCTAATAAGTTACTAGGTCGCCATTTTGAAACTGTTGCAGATTTTTCTACTCTAGTTTCATTGTTTATTTTATTTGTTTTATTCATGTCAGGCTCCTTTACCGTGTTCCTGTATTTGAATCACTAAAGTCTTTTACTTCTTTAGCAAATCGTTTTAGTGCTGCATCATCGTTAATGTTAATACCAAAGGTTTTAGCAGTGGCAAGATCATCACCTGTGAGCTTAACTCTATTACTACTGGTTCCTTTTTTACGAGAAACTCCAGCAACCGGAGATTGCACTCTGTTAGTTTTTTGTACTACATTTTGATTACTTTTGGAAGTGTTTTCTTCTGTTTTATTAAAATAATTAAGACCACTTGCTTTTAATCTTTTAGTTATCTCATCATAATAACCAGGATCATGCACATCCCAACCTTCTTCAGTTAATTCAGCATCAATTCCATAAGCCATTGCAGTTTCTTTTCTGTAACCCGGTTTATTAAACCATTGTGAATTTTCTTTTACCCATTCAGAAGCTAAAGGTGGAGCTTTATCTTTTTTCTCCTTAACTTTAGGTACTCTAGCAGCATAATCTTCAGTTTTTGTTATTTGACTTCTAATTTCAGCAAGATTTTCATACAATTTTACTTGTTTATCTGTATTTACTTCTTCAATTGCTGATTTAAGTTCATTTGATACTGCAGTAGCTTGATTAGAAAGTGATTTATTAGCCATATCAAAAGTTCTTTTTTCCATAGAATTTATTTTTTGTTCTAAATCAACTATTCTTTGTTCAGCATCTGCTCTTTTTGCTACTTCTTTCTGAATTCTTTTACGAACTTTAACAGAATAAGGTAGATCCTCTGAATATGAAGGTGTTTTTTCAATAGGTTTAGTTTCTACATCATATTTTACTTCATTTTCATAAGATATATCAGTTCCATGATCTTTTTCTTTTTTATATGTTCGTTTATCTTCTTCTTTTTCACTTTCATTAGAAGGTTTTTCTTGTTCTTGTTGTAACTTTTCTAATGGATTTAAAGGTACCTCTACCTCTTGTCCTTCTACAACATCATCAAGTTTTACTTCTAATTCTTTTTTTTCTTTTTCATTCTCTGGCATAGTATCTCCTATGTTGGCATTAACTTATGTTAATGTTTATTATAATTGTTGAGTTATTATATCTGGATTTTCCAGAGTTGCAATAATCTCATCATCATTTAATAACAGCATTTTGACCTTTTGTACAGAAATTCTTGCACCCGCATATCTACCAAAAATAACCCAATCATCTACTTTACACCAGGGTTGTTTTCTATCACTATAACATTCTGATCCCATTGCTATTATTTGACCTACACTATTTAAATAAGATTGATTATCTTTATTCGAATCAGTCAATATAATACCACCTTTTGTTTTTTCTATTACTCCTCTAGGTCTGATTAATATTCTATAACCTACTGGTTGAGGTATTTTTTCTGGTGTAGGTATATCATTATCAGTTGCCCATATATCATTATGTATCATCTTCTATTTCTCCTGTTTTATATTTTTCAATTAATTCATTAATTATTTGTAATGATTTATCTAAACCTTGTCCATATCCATAGACACGTTTAAATTCAGGTAAATTTTCTACACCTTTAGATAATAGATTATTACTTAATTCTTGTTTATGATCTTTTAGTTTTTGTTTGATCGCTTGTAGTAGACGTTCCATTACTTCCTTTCACAAAAAAATCTAAGGTTGCTTCAAAATTTTTTTTTAATCCATTTGAAGCAATAGCAAATAAATGTGGTTTAACTTTTTTAATAGAAATTTTTTTATTTTCTAAAAATTTTTTAGCTTGTCTTATTTCGTCTGCTTTCGCTCCCATTATTTTCTTTTATCTTTTCTAGCAACTTTAGAAGCTGTCTCTACTATTTTAGCTTTAGTCTCAGCATCTTTTCTAGCCTCTTGTTTTTCACTTTGTTTTACACCTTGCATAAATCTTGCTTTTCTGATTTGAAGTTCTTCAGCTTTTAATTGAATGTTAGCTTGTTTTTCTTTATCTTCCATTTGTTGTTTTTGTTCTTCAGGAGAAGGAGGCATACTGCCCATTAACTGCTGTGCAGCTTGTGCAGCATTTGCTGCTATTCTATTTTCTTCTTCTATACTTATTTCTTTTGATGGCTCATTATCTAATTCTCTATTAAAATCTCCAGAAGAAATAGGATTACCTGGAGGAACTGATGCTTGCATTTGTTGTTGATATAAATATGCCATATGTTGACCTATATGAGCTAACATTGCTGGATATAATCTTTCTTTAGCTTCAGGATTTCCACCAAATCTAGGATCATTCATAAATTGAGAATGAACTTGCATATGAGCTTGATGATCTTGATCTTCAAATACTT